AACCCCCAGTTTGTCTTGCCCTGCGTCGCCACTCCCTGTTGTAAGACTCCATTTGAAAGCGCCCCCACCGAATGAAAGAATTCCCCTCCCATCCCCAGTGGATATTGTATGCTTGAACCACACACTTGCGGACACAGTGTTCCCTACATCCAAGGTGCTGCCAAGATCAACATAGTCGTCAGTCCCGTCGAAATCTACACTGGTGCTGCTGAATTGGGGTGGGCAATTTATCGTGTATTCCGGTGCGCTAACAATGGTCCCGTCGTTTCCACCGGACCCGTAATCAATCACGTTCGTCCCCGATCCTTCGTCCATCTTCCACCACCCAACGGGACTTAGTGGGGTCAGATCAGCAGGACCGTTGTTGTTCCGCAAGGAGTTCACCTGAGTTTCGGTCAAAGCCTCTGTAAACACCGCTACTTCGTCAATGCTGCCGTCGAACGGATACGCGGGAGGGATAGCATATAATAAGCCAATGACTGTCTTCAAACCAGCGAAGTCCATGTCGGCGCTCGCAGGGAAACTGCCAGAAGTTGCTCCAGTTGCAACCCCGTTGAGATACATCTTACTGTCTGACTCGCTACCTGCCTTATAGACCACTACCACATGGTTCCAGTGGTCAGTATCAGTGAAAGCGACTGACCGCATCCACCCAAAGTTGTTGAGATTATAGCGCAGCACATCACTATACATGGTTATGCTGATTTCCCCGTGCGCTGATGCGAAGGTTCCAATTTCAAACAACCCATCATCGCTATTCGTCACATCTGCCTTGAACCACAGCGAGACCGTCAGGTCGCCAGTGTAGTTGTCCCCCAATGCGGTTCCAAGTCCAGTGCCGCAATCAACATAATCGTCGGTCCCGTCAAAAAGGAGAGAAAAACGGTCAGATTCTGGAAGCAACTCAATGCTGAAAAAATCCGTAATGTCGTCGGTCACTGCTGTTGCTTCGTCTTCGTCCAACGCAGTCTCCCAGGTGATCACCTCGCTTATGTAACCGTGCCAATAACCACCAACTGCGTATCCTCCAGCATCGTGTCGCCTCACGCCAATCCCAAAGACTTCCCTATCCGCAGCAAGGATGTTCTCCGTACACGTTTGCACGCTCAACACCCCGTTGACTCTGAGCTTCTGCTGGTTTGATACCGGGTTAGCATCGAACGAAGCAATGACAAGATCGGTCTTGTTGCTTCTGACGGTTGCCGTCGTTACCAGATCCGTATCGTCAATGTGATGTCTGTAAACGTCGGATATCGCATTTACCTCAACACCTTTATTGTAGGTCTCTAAGTCGGTCATCAACCCCAACGATGCCCCGGAAGCAACAGAAGCGTGGAATCTTGAAACGCACAGGTAGGTGTAGTCGTCCGTCGAGCTTTCGTGCTCAAAACTACTCTTCATCCAACGAGCACTCCCGTCGAAATACAGACCGTCTTCCGGTGCTTGCAAAACACCACTGACCACCAAGTAAGGTTGTGCTGCTGCTGTGGTTTGACCCAGGTCGCGTGCGTTTCCGCTTTGATCGTACCAAAGAGCAACAAACCCGTCGATGTCTTTACAGAACGCACCTAGTGTGGTGGCGTCACTGCTCCCGGACTTAATGGTGATCTTTGAATCCATCCCCACCTTGTCGTCACCATTGAAATGGACATCCGCTTCCACGGTTGTCACTCCAATCGTGCGGCGTACCTTTAAAGCAGCACCTGTGTAAGCTGCGCGAAGTCTCCGCAACCCGTAAGCAGTAGCGGCACCAGCACTCGGAACACCGTCAAGATCCAGCAACGGGATGTTGTTACTGGTCCCTTCAAACCTCTCAGCTTGCTTCCGCGAAAACGGAAAAGTGAGTCCGCTCGTAGTGAACGGAGGGTACTTAAACCACTTAGGAAGAGACATTGATAATGCCCGTGTTATAGCTCAACTGGCTTGATGATAACTCGGACGCTTGTTGATCCCCCGGCACCAGCAACATTCACAGCAAGATCAGAAAAGGGACTGATAAATATAGCCCCACCATTTGCCGTTAGCGTAGTGTGTGCGCCAACATCCACATAAGCTGGACTGGACCCATCGTTGAGACTGGTGATCTTGTGCTGCAACTTCACGGTTGCCCCGTCAAAGGTTCCCTCGCAAAAGTATGCCATAGGAAGTCCGCTCCCAGAATTGATAGCAGGAGTGGACGTAGCATTGTAAGTCCCGTTCGCAGTTAGTGTAACCCCGGTCTGATTGTTGTAACTCATGTCTAGTGTTAATATGGGATGTTAGTTCCGGTGCCTGTCCCCCGGATGCCCGTCGTTGGGCGGGAAAACCGCAAACCCCCAAGACCAACCCTGCGTTTCTTGCGCGGATCTCGCCTATCAGATGGAAGGGAGATCTCCTCCGCAGTCTTAGTAGGTGCCGTGGGTGCGATGGACGGAGGGGGTGGATCTGGGATCTTGGGAGCGGAAATACACATGGCGTTATCGTAGTAGATTCTCGTCTTGCTCGTCTTTAACTATTTTCAATAAGTTAATCAATGCCCTTTTTCCAGAATAAAAGTCGATCTCGCGTGGGGAGTCCACCGGGGTAAAATCCCTCGGTGGAACAATCTTTTCCAAGGAAGCGATCAGATCTTGTTGAATCATGGGGAATTTCGGTCCCTGTCCTTCGTATCCGCTCATTGTTGTTGGTCGGTTTTTTGTTGTTGTTCCTCAATCAGCAACGCTTTGCACAGAATTGCGTAGTTGAGAAGGTCATCGCAAGCGTCCTCCACGGTCTCCCCCGTGACGCGAAGTTCCCCGTCCCCAATGAACGAGTGAATCCGCATGAGCTTATCCTGGATTCTCAATAACAACCCCGAAACCGGGTGCATCTTGAAAATCCGGGACGCTTTGAAATTGGCTAGTCCATCCGTTGCTCCACTCCCTCCGGTGTAGTCGGAGTTCTTTTGGATCATTATTTTCCGGGCCTTTTCACAGGTCTTTGCGTGTAAATCCAACAGTTCTTCTGCTTTCATCATTCTGGTGGTTGTTCGACAAGACGGTCAGGAGTCCACATCTTTACTCTTCCCGTCTCCCGGTTGTAGTCGTCGTTCTGTAGGATGTAAGAGAGGCGTGCCATCATCAGTGCGTCGTCCTCGGTCATCCCCTGCTTCTCATAAAGATCAACAATGACACTCCAGGACACACCCTGCTTCGCCAAAACCTTTTGAGAGGTCTTTGGTCCGTATCCCTTCAACCCACTGTATCCGTCAGTCGGATCTCCGCTGAGAATCTGAGTGGCATGAAAGAACTGAGCTTGCTCCTGGGTGACCCCCCTTGTCTCCCCGGTCAGGAAGTTGAACCAAGTCACCGGGAGAGTCCCCATGTCCTTGTCACCAGAGACGATGACGGTGCTCTCAGGATCTTCCGTAGCAAGAATGCCAAGGATGTCGTCTGCTTCCAGATCGGGCCAAAGGTGACTCAGCCACGTTTCCATTGCCCACTCTCTCAAGTCGTTGATCCCTAGCGGAGATCTCTTGTTAGCCCTGTTCGCCTTGTAAAGCGGATACATCGTGTGGCGAAAAGTTTCCCGCGAACTGAAGCACAGTTCAACCGACTCAGGATTCAGTTCGTCCTTGATCGAATCGATGAGTTCAACGAACGCACCCTTCAGTTCAGCAAAAGTCGAGTGCAGCGTAAACACATCGTCGTCCCACCGCACCTCACACTCCGCAGCAAATGCTGCCCGATACAGAATCATGTCAGCGTCTATCAGTGCTCTCATTAGTGTGTCTCCTTCCAGTTTGTTCCAACCTTATATTCGCCATCAACAGGCATCCCAAATCCCAACGTGCGCCCCGCTTTCGCAAGCGACTCAACAAAGCACGCTCCAAGTGCATCCGCATTATCGGGATCACAACTGAACTGAACCTCATCGTGGATGTTGCCGTGGAGTTCAAAGGGAAGCGTTGCGTCCTCACTGAAGGTCACCAGTGCTTGCTTCATCAGAACTGCTCCCGCTGACTGAAGAAGAAGATTAAGAGCAGAGTGGGCAGATCGGCACGGTAGCTTTCGACCGTCGAGTCCCGTCAAGTAAGGTTTGGTATCCAGGGTCATCTCGATGTCGTTGATGAGCGTCTTCACTGCTGGCATCTTTTGAAAGAACCGGGCCTTTAACGCTTTGCCCTCCTTGCGTCCCTTGCCAACGATCTCGCCAATCTTGGTGTCTCCCGCACCATAAAGCAGTGCGTAGATAAACGTCTTTGCTTGGTCCCTTGTCTCCAACCCTGCTGCTTTTTGGTTAGTGGAATGGATGTCCCCCTCAAGGATCTCACGTGCGTAAGCACCTTTATCGTGCTTCACCAGATAGTGAGCAAGGCACCGTAGCTCAAGACCGGAGGCATCTGCTCCGACAAGAATCTTCCCTTCCGGGGCAACGAAACAAGACCGACACTCCTCACCATAAGGTGCTCTGTTCGCCGGAACCTGGGAGACGTTGGGATTGCGGTGTGTGCAACGTCCACTCACTGCTCCGTTCGTGTTCAACTCACCGTGGATTCTTCCCTCCGGTGTGACCAGTTTAAGCCAAGCATTCTTGCCCTCCGCTATCTGTCCAAGACGCTTCGTCAACAACAGGTATTCCAACAGCATGAGTGCCTCCGGTGTGCCTATTCCCTTGAGAACTCCCTCGTCAATCTTTGGTCGTTTTCCATCGTAAGCACTCGGTTCCCAACCCATTTGCACAAGCCTCTCACAGATCTGGTCACGGGAGTTGGGGTTGAACGGGATCGTCTTTGTCTTGTTCCCTGATCGCACCGCACGGTTCACAATAACCTGCTTCAACCCTGCGTCCTTTAACACCGTCTTGAGTTCCCCCTTTGTCTTTGCTGAATACTCAACTCCGTCCTCCGTCACCGTCCAGCCTGACGCTTGCTTCATGGTCTCAGTCGTTGCCGGGAACATCTCCTGGAGTTCGTCCTTTAGTTCTGCCCTGCGAACCATGAGTTCCTCAGTCAACCTGTTTGCGGTGCGCTCATCAAAGGGCCACCCGTTAGCCTCCTGCTTGCGAATGATGCGAGCAAAGTTGTGCTCAAGCCACATCATCTGTTTGCTTCCGTTTTGTGACGCAAGGTGCAAGAACAGTTTGTGCGTCACCAAAACGTCTTGGGCGCAATACTCCTGCATCTCCTCACTAAACTGACTCCAGTCCTCAGTCTCCCCGTGCGAATCCTTTTCCTCACCGATCCTTTTTCCCCATGCCTTGAGGGAGTGTGATCCGACCAGTTGCCGGGGGAACTCCTGGTTCTTGTAGTCGTCGTTCTTTAGGTCAGGAAACAACACCCGTGCCATCACCATCGTGTCGAGAACAACACACTCCAACGGACGATACATCTTCGTAAGGGCTGGAGAGTCGAACCCGATAGCATTGTGACCCACTGCAAAGTCTGCTGTGTTCAGGTAAGAAATGCCGTCGTTGATGTCCCCCTTTAAGCTGTTGAAAGATCGCATGGTCTTCCCGTCATAAACACAAAGACAGTGAACCTCCGTCAACCCCTTCAGCGTAGGCCAATGATCGATGGCAGTTGTTTCGATGTCGAACCAGAGAATCCTCATCGGTTAGCCTTCCTCGCTACCTTCCTCATTTCCTTCAGCAGTTTGACCAACCGGGGAGCGTATTCATCCGGGTTGTCCAGATGGTCGTTCACCTTCTCAATGGAATAGAGAACCAGTGAGTGGTTCACGTTGAACAACCCACCGACCTTCTTTAGTGAGAGTTTGAACTCGGTGCGAAGAAACGCCATGACTGCGTGCCTTGCGAACGCTACCCGGCGCACTCGACTCTTTCCGCAGATCTCCTCCAAGCTATACCCGGTTAGACCCACCATCTGCTTTACTCCCTCAATTTGCTTTGGGCTGAGAGAGATGCCCTTTCCTTTAATCATTGCTCGTTTGGTCGTTGTTGTTGGTTTGTTCCTCGGGGGCAAATGGTTCAAATGAATCGTCGTCCTCATCGAACTGAAACTCACTCATCACTCCCGTTGCTTTGTCAAACTTGAGGTGACAGGAAATCCCCGTCTCCCCACTAAATCTGTTCTTTAGAACACGCAGTGTTGTTATGTGCATCCTCTCTGGATCTTGAAGGTTACGCTCAACTCCCACCACCATGTCGCTGAGTCCTGCGATTGCCGTGGACCCTCGCAACGCTGACAGACTGGTCGCCACTCCTTCCTCAAATCCTCGTCCCTCTGGTCGCTTCAAATGACTGACAACGATCAACCCAATCTCACACTCCTCCGCAAGCGAGCGTAGCTTGGTCATCATGTTGTCGATCATTCTCCGTTCGTCTCCCCCACTGCTGTCGATGCCGCTTACCAAAATCGAGAGGTGGTCTAGAATGACCCACTCAACATCCAACGCTTGCGCCATGTATCGGATGTGACTCAGCAGGTTGTCGCTATCCATCGAACCAAAATGGTCGTAAAGATAACAACGCCCACTTCCCACTGTGGCATCGAATGCCGTGCGGAATTCCTCCTCGTCGTCAAACGGTTCCAGGTGAAGCTGTTTCTTTAGCTCAAGCCCAACGATCCCCTGTGCCGTGCGTTCAACGCTTTCCTCAAGCGCAAGATAACCGACTGTTGAACCTACGTTCGTCAGGAGATGGTGCGCGATTACGCGACACACCTGCGATTTGCCCACGCCACTTCCTGCACAAAACGTAACAATCTCACGCTTGCGTAACCCTCTCGTCATCTCATTGAGACCAACGAACGGGTAACTCACGCTTTGATTAGCCTTGGGGTTCAACAGTCGGTCAAGAACGTCTCGACCATCAAGGATGTCATCCGGTCGCCAGATGTTTGCTTGAAAGATTGCGGTGATGATTGCGCTTGTTGCGTTGTTCAACAGGCACTCATTGGGATCTTTATGCGGGCGGCGTGCGACCTTTGCTCGTCCCACCGGAAGGATGTTAGCCACTTGCCCGGTTGCCTTTCGTCCTTGCTCGTCCTCGTCGAACATCAGGATAACCTCGTCCCACCTGTTCAACCAATTAAGATGACGCTTGAAAACTGACTGTGCGCTTTGTGCTCCGTTGGGCAGACTGACTACTGCCCACTTGTTGTCCTGGGCTTGACTCACAGACAACGCATCAATCTCTCCCTCGGTGACTACCAGTTTCTTGCCTCCCATTGGAAACAGGTGCTGCCCGAAAAACGACCGGGGAGTCCCTATTGCCTCAAAATTCTTGTTCTCGTAACGGAGCTTCTGTGCTTCCAGCTTTCCCTCCAGGTCACGGTAGTCCGCAACGTGGACCCATTCTCCCTTGCGCTTGCCCACCCGGTATCCATACCGCTTGCAAGTGTCCTTCCACAAACCTCTGCTGCTTATCTCCTGGAACTCAGCGTCCGTCACAAACAGACTCGGTGCTGCTGGTGCTGGCGCGGGAGTCGAGGTCACAACAGGAGTGGAAGTGTGGTGTCCGCAGGAGAAGCAGTGTGTGCCTCCATCCGCGTTAATTGAAAGTGCATCACTCGATCCGCACTCAGCGCACGGTTGGTGAGTTGCTATAAAAGCCATTGTTTTGGTAACTTCCCTTGGCACCAAAGGAACCCTTGCCGATCACACCAATCCCCGTAGGTCGTCTTGCTGCGTGGGTTGATCCTGTTCTTTGCCCGTTGAAAAACAAAACGAATGTCGAACTCAGGATGCTGCTCTCGGATGAGAAGGTGCTTGGTGCGGTCGCTTGCTAAGAATCTTCCCTTTGCTTCAAGGATCACTCCGTTGCTCAACACAAAGTCAGGCGTGTAGTGATGATTCTTGAAGTAAGGAATACGAATGGACTCGTAGTCAAACGCCGCACCAGCACTCTTCAGTGCGGAAGCGATTCGTTTCTCAAACTTAGAACGGAACCGCATCAGAATCGGTCATTGCGTCACCCAGATCCTCACTGACGAACCCACCTTCCTCCGCATCAAAGGAAACGGTGCCTCCATACTCAACGAGGTCAATCACCTGGACTGCTTTGAGTCGAAGGGTATAACCAAATCCCATCGAAGCGACGTTCCAAGTGTAAGGCTCGATGCTCATCTTGATGATCGAACCGGACCCCACGGCAGGAGGAACAGCTAACTTTTTCCCTTGGGAGTCGAAGACGGGGATGACGAACTTGAGGTTTGTCCCGTCTTTGGTGACTCGGGAAGCGTTCTGCTTTGCGTAGATTTCCCAATCCCCATCATCAGTTTTACGAAGGGGCTGAGAGGAAGCTCTGGGGATTTTCTTTCCAGAAGCTTTGCAGGCCTCGTCGTATTCTCGTTCAACTTGCTCATCGACCTTTCGTTTGATTGCTCCGAATTCATCTTCTGTAACGTGTAAACGGCAAGAAAAGGTTCCAGCCTCGTTGAATTTGTAGTCCGGTGCTGCGATCCAGGGCCAAACTGCTTTCCCCTTTGGGGTGGTAATTACTGCCATTGTTTTAATGTGTCTCTTGTTTCGATCAACTGACGAAATACTTTGAGTCCATCAGTCTTGTAATATCGAGATCCCCCATCAGTGGTTGACCTTCGACACTCGGGATATTCAACGAATCATTGAACAAGTCCAGAAGATTCGCAGAAAATAATTCACAATATGCCTCACGAACCGCTATTCCAAGGGCATCACAGGATGGGGCGTGCGTCGAAAAGCAATCGTGAACCATCATAAAATCCTCAATTTTGCACCGGAGAACCGTCATCATCATCGCACACGCATCAAGGCTGTGGACGAAGTTAGGCACAACAGACAACCCCATCGACCGGGGACACATCTCATCAGTGTCTTCGTTGAATCGAACGTAACTCAGGTTCCCCATAAAGTGCGTCTTGATCTGCTGTGATTGTCTCTTTGTTTTTTCGTGAAGAACAGGGAATCCAAGGGGAGTGCGCCACTCAACCCCGGTGTCCTGCGACCGGGCAAGATCTTGCATCCAGTGCATCACCTCTGCTGGCGCAACAACAACAGAATTCATAGCGTCCCAAATGAGATCGGCAAGGTATGCTGTCGCCTTTGGTTTTTGTTCGCCTGTAAATGGACTCTCCTTTGCTTCCTCATCGAACCAATCAAGAACGAACTGACGGTTGGTGAACTTGGTCAGACCATACGCATAGCACATCACACTCTTCTTTGTCGTTCCACGGTCGATGCCATAGTGCAGCCAATGGTAGCTGTATCGACAGGAGTTGCTTGAGTCCACCCGCAATCGCTCAAGCACCAGATTGGCAACGTCACCGTAGATGTCCTTTGGTGTGTCGGAAGGAAGCACGTTGCACGCCTCCGCACATACCGGATCTCTCGCAAGCAACGAAAGGATCTGGATGCCACTGTTGGTTGCGTCCATGCCGCACGGTAGACTCGTCTTGAACTTGCGTCCGCTTGCGTGCATTGCATCAAACTCGATACAACTCGCAAGGAACTGCCAAGGTTCGTCAGCATCCAGCCACATCCGGTGCGTCATGGGATCACGTGCAACCTTGCGTAACTCAACTGTGTTCTCCTCAACCCAACGGAGGCGTTGCTCAAAACTCTGCTTGTCCACACCGTTGCCCCATGTGTTCGCAACGTGGATCAACAACCACTTTGGATCGTCCCCAATCTCCTTTTGCCTCGCAAATTGTAACAACCCTCGGGAGATGTCAGACCCTTGCGGACCAAAGAACGGAGACGGGATCGGATAGATGCGTCCTCGAAAGTCACAAGAGTGCGGAAAGTAGATGCGCTTCTCGTCCAGAAATTTGGCCGCGACCGTGAACAACCTGGAGATCCTCATGTGTCTGCCCCGCAACGAATGGTTGTGGATGTGGATCGTCCTTCGCTCAACACACAGCTCCCGTTTGTATTCCGCAGTGAGTTCTCCCTCGGGCCAATCGGGAAGCGGGATCTTCTCGCCCAACGCAAGTCCCCCAATCCCCGCACCGGAATCCCGCGCCCACTTAAAGACATCAAACACCTTTCGGTTCACCTGGAACGGTGTGGATTGAATCCGACTGACTGCTTTAAAAACCTCCGGGGAGAACTCCGCTTGCGTTACCCACCTTCTCTTGTTTGTGCGGACAAACGGAACCAGGGGAAGCTCAGTGGATCTCGGATACCCCCCGGCATACACCCCCGTCCACTCCACAGGCTCAACAACCATCGGAAGAAAGAGGGGAAGCAAGGTCTCCCGGTGCTTGTTGTAGCCCTCCCGCCATTCCTGTGTGTTCTCGGCTAATCGGATGAACTTGGTTGGTTTGTTTCGCAACGACGCACCGGGCTTGCGGCGGGAGAAACTTTCAATCGCTCCCGTTGCCTTTTGAACAAAGCCCAACAACGTCACACCACAGGACAGGCGTGCTCGCGGACCCCACTCGTCCCACTTGTTGCCCCGTCGCGCCATCACTCGCCGCGTAATGTGTCCCATCAGATATGTCTGAAAGACTCCATACATCTTCGCAAACTTGATCGTGCTGGACCCTACGTTCTTGTCCCGGTGGATGAAGGCATCCCCTAGTGCTTGGTCTTCAATCGCTCGTCCGATCCTGGACCCACACGAACACATCGTCATGTCCTCGGATAGCGCACACTCCAACGCAACCTTCGTCGCAATGAACGCAACCCTTTCCAGTCCCCGCTTTCCAAGGCACAAAAGGTATCGTTGCCATATGGATGGGTTCCTAATTTTTTTCAGCCCAATGCAATAGGACTCCAACCCATCAAGAACACCCGGAACCCCCTCCCGGCTGAGACGACCAACAAACGGACGGTCCCCAAAGATCGCAGCGTTTCTCACTCGCCCCGCTTCAACCATCTCAGCAATGAGATCGTCTTGTCGGTCGGAAGGGGATTCGGTGTTCACTCGATTACTTGGCAAGTTCGCTTAAATAGAACCAGCAACCCCTATCCACCCACCTACTCCACATCTTGCTTCCAGTGTGTCCGTTGTAGCACCCACAGTGGGGAGTGGAACCAAACTTGTGTGGAGGGGTGTAACTTATCCTCATCCCCTGTTCCTGCTCCTCTTTTGTGAACAGAAACTTGGTAAGCAAGCGTGCTCGTTCATGGTTCTCTTCATCGTTGGCATCTATTTCCAGTTCGATCCAGACTCGTCTTTCTTTGTTTGTTTCCATTGTTGTTTTGTCGCCTTGTTGTTTTTTGTAACGACAAGGGGACTATAACATATCAACATTCGGAGAATTGGGAGATCACCCGCAAAACAACAAGATCCCAACACCCAGGAACTACAGTGCTAGTCTCAAAAAAAACTGAAAAAAGTTCTTGGAGGTATTTTGCTCCACTCGCGTTACCTCCTTCGCTTGAGCAAAATCCACAACGAGAAGTAAAGCATGATCTGTATGATCAAAATCGGTAAAAGAATCAGTTCGTCGTTCATCGTGCCTCCTCCCTTTCCTTTATAGAATAACGGAGAGCATCCATCAGACTGTTATAGCCCCACTCTGGTTTCCCAAAGATGTTGTGACCACTGATCGAATAGCTGTCCCTTTCTTCGACATCCGCAAAAACCACACCTAACGGGTTTCCCGTGGTCACGTTATACATTCCAGTTGTGAGCATGAAACTTCCTGCTCCTTTTTCGACACAGTGCGGAACATCCACAATCTTCACCCTGATCCACAACCTGCTTTCCTCGTCGCAGAAAAAGACATATGGCACATCCTGGATCTCGCATACATAGCTGTTAGGTGGAAAAATGTGATCCCAAGTTACTTCGCAAAAGGTTTCAATAAGCCTTTCCGCTTCTTTAACCTCCTCCTTGCAAGCTGGAAGTGTGACACTGTCCTTTACGGCATTTACGTTATCAGGCCAATAGCCCTCTAGCTCAACCCGTCCCGGTTCCTTTCGTTCTTTTGTTTTCATCGCTTTGTTTTTTTTTGCTGTCTTTGAATCACTGTTCCAAAAGATCCCGTGCTGCTGCAAGATCGGCGGGAACCAGTTTAGCGTAGCGGAGCGTCTGGTTGATGTCCTTGTGTCCCATCCACGCTTGAGCAACCTTGATGTTTACACCCTTCGACAACAGGCGAGTCGCACAGGTGTGGCGAGTGGTGTAAAGAACGTAGTCCTCCCCAAGATCGCAGTGCTTGCGGACCTCCTTCCACACCCGTGCAATAACGGAGGGTGTGAACTTGCTGAACAACCCACTGTCCTCGTAGGTCATGCACCCAACAGCATTGCGTGCAGCACTGGTCAACGGAATGCACCGGGGATCTCCGTTCTTTGTCTTAATCACATCCACGATCTCTCCCAACACAGGATCAGTGCGAATGTCCGATAATCGAATCGCCCGTGCCTCTCCGGGGCGCATCCCCGTCTCCAAAAGAAACGTGAAAAAGTAACCAAACTCCGCGTCAGCAGAGTGGGCGTTGCGGTGACTGTAACGGATTGGGTGCGAGAGGTATTGCTTGATGCACTCCACCTGTTCCGACGAAAAGAAACGGATGCGTGCGTTACTAGGGTGCCGCATCTTGTCAACGTGAAGATCCAACGTGTGCTTTCCCCGTCTCCGGGTGTGATTGAGTGCCGTCTTGAGCGTGGACAACTTGCTGTTGATCGTCGCAGGTTTGTTTCCGCGCTTCTTAAAAGCACTGACCAAGATGTCAACATCACTGGAAACAAGGGACTCCACTGGTTTGTCCGCGCCCAATAACGACTCAATCTCCAGTGCGTTGCGCCATTCAACATTCTCGCGAGGCTTGCCAGCCCAACGTGTCATCACCGTGTCGTTGAACATCCCCGCAAGGGTGAGGCTCAACACCTTTTCTTTTCTTTTGCTTTGTTTTGTTTTCATAAAAGTAAATCCGTATCTGTCCACTGGTCTGCCATTGCTTCCGCGATTCCTGGAAATGTCTTGGATCTCTCCTTCCACCTGTCCTCACTCGGTCCCATCTTCCACACTCTTTGCTCTCTTCCCTCGACTACGTTGGATGCTTTCAACAACGGAAGATTCTTTAGCCACAAGCACGTTTGCTTCTGCTCCCCGTGACCGTGCTCCCAAGGATGGATGATCTGGTTGGGCTTGCGCCACAACGAGGAGATAATACAAACCGGATTCTCTATCGCAATCATCGGGATGTCCGCTTTAGCCAGCATCATAAAGAACGATACTGCTGATTGCTGGCGACCATCGAGACGCTTATCCTTGAAGTGCCTCGCACCGGACACACTCAGGTGAGTGCAAGGTGGATGCGCTATCATAAGATCCCAAGGGTAATCCAACACATCCCTTACGTCCCCTTGGTAGTGTTGCCCAACACCTATCCCCGGCAAAAGGTCACAAGACATTGCATCGTGTCCCCGT